CTACCTGTGCCTTGACCCTGATCAGATCGCGGTCGGTCAGCGGGTGCTGCGAATCTGGCTCAGTCAATGCGTGAATCTCTGCCAGCACCTCGTGCTGAAAGCGCAATTGCGCCTCCATCCGCTTGATAAGCGCCTCGCTCGCCTCAAGGCTGGCCGTCAAGTGGCCAACATCCTCGCCGGCGCGGATCGGACGCCAGTCAGGCGCGTATCCGTCGATCACTTCGCCGAGTTTCTCAAAGTCGACTGGCCCTGATGCTTTGGCGCGCTCCGGCTCAGCGGTGGGCTCATATGGGATGGTGAATGACATGGTTTCCCTTATCAGACGGATGTGGATGGATCGAAGATGCGCTTGAGGGATACATAGCGCTCCTCAGCAAGGCGAAATCGGTCGGCGATGGACTCGCGTATCACTTCGCTGGTGGTTGTGCCCTCGTGGAGCGCCAGCCCTTCCACCATCCGCATTTGGGAAGGCGACAGTTTTATGGTCACGGACTCGGATAGTTTTTCACTCATGGCAACCTCTGCGAATTTGCGCATTGTTCTTTTTGGGCGAAAAAAAGCCGGCCCCGAAGGGCCAGCGAAACCCGCGCTTTTGGGGGTGGTGGCAGCGCGGGAGGAGGAGATCATAGCGACAGTGCGAGCGTCAGAATAAGGACTGTCACGACCAGAGCGAAGACGGTCGGCACGCCTGGAGCGTTGTGGTTGGTGCTCATGCGGCTTCCTCTTCGACTTGGACCCCTTCAAAAACATCAGGGCGAAGCAGCTTCAAATACATCAGGCGAGCCTTTGGGATTCCTTGTTTGCGCCACTCGGACACAGACGGCAGCTTCACGCCACAAAGCCGAGCCACTTCCGAAGTGCCGCCTAGGCGGTCAATGATGATGTTTGTATCCATGCCCAACATCTTAGGCGCACCTAAGCACTATGTCAAGGGGTGCCTAACAATTCATTCCGCTTTGCGCCGGAGGAGCCGACCGGCAAGACAACATGCAATGGCAGCCGCTTGCCGAGTCGCTAATCAAGGACTCCGAGGAGCGCCAACACTGCGCTGCTGTCAGGCGTTCGCAGGTGGGTAGAGTGGTGGACAGTACCCTACCCAGATAGCCCGCAAGCTACGCAACACCGATCCCGCTACGGCGGGATTTTTTTCGTCTAGGCAAAAATAATTAGGCACACCTATTGACTTAATGCTTAGGCGCGCCTAAGATAGCCCCATCGACTCGCAAGTGCATCACCCCTGAAACGGTCGGGTACGGCGCCAGGCAAAATCCGCGCTGATCACAAGGTTGGCTTTGACTATAGCCGGCCTGCTTGCCGAGTCGAGATTGATCAGCCTCTTGGTGCAAAGCCTGCCAGGAAAGCGCGCCTGAGTCCGGATCGAAGGCACCGGCCCAGGAGGCTGATCAATCAGCGCAGCAACCTGCACGCCGGGGTTTTGCGAGGCGACTTTTATAGGATTGGCGACGAGGCGGGAATCTCGAGAGCTGCGCTGATACCGAGCGACGCGTTGCAAATCGCCCCGGCAGTCACCGCGCTGACCGACATGGCACTAAGGCGGTGGCAACCAGTGGCCTGCTACTGGCGTAACGGACACAGACGAAAGAACCGTGACAGCCGGAGAGACGGCAACCAACAACCAACAGGAGGTCCACATGCTTTCAACCGTCACACCTCAAAACCTGCTCGAAGTCGCCGAGCGCCTCGAATCCGAAGGCCGGCCGCACGAGGCGCAACAGTGGCGCGAGTGCGCAGCAGAGTATGACTATCTGTGCTCCAGGCGCGTCCGCGAGACGATTTTCGACGCCTGTTTTTTCGGGCTGTCCGGCGTCTTGTCGGTGCTCATCTTCGTCGTGTTGATCGGCTGACATGAAAATCGGAGCCTGGTACGTCGTGACCAAGCAGGGCGACAACGGCACTTTCGAGGTCGGAGACCACATCAGCCTTTGTGTCGACGGCGCCATCGCTTGCAAAGAGGCGCAAGGCTGGATCGACGCCGATGAAGCAACCGAGGCTATGGCTGGCGTTGAGGTCACGATCGATTCCGAGTGGCTTAGTGCAAAGAAAGCGCGCCTACTTGCCGATCTGGAAAAGCTGGAGGGCTTGCAATGAACCACGCACGCTGCCCAGGCCCCGGCGACCTCATGCCGCAATACGCCGGCCACCCGCACGACCCGCGGACGCCTGAAGCAGAAGAAGTTTCAGACGTCGACGCGTCGTGCCAAGACCTGATCGCAAAGATCCGGGGCGAAATCGACATGGCGGAGACTGCTCTTTTCCGTCGCGATTTTGACAAATTGCGCTATCCGCTGGAAAAGGCGCGACATGCGCTTGAGGATGCTCTGTCATGATCCGCTATCACCACGACATAGAGCAAGGATCAGAAGAGTGGCACGCGCTGCGGTGCGGGATTCCGACGGCTAGCGAGATTCGGTTGATGATCACGCAGTCGCTCAAGCCTGCCAGCAACGACAAGGAGCGCGCTTACCTTTTTGAATTGCTCGGAAGGTGCTGCGATGAGACTTGCAGACAAAATTGACTCAGTGCGAGTTGTTGTTAAGCCAAGCGGCAGGATTATGTATAGCGGCAATCTCAATGCTGTTCTTGACGAGTGCAAAGCGGCTGCCGACGTCGTTGAAGCAATCCACATCGCTCTGAAAATGGGCTGCAGCGGAAACGACATACTAGATATGTTCAGCCCCGTGCGATTGGCTATCGAGGCGATTATGGAGCAGTCGAAATGACCGGAACGACATACGCCTTGATTTGCGCCTGGCTAGCTCTTTGGATAGCGCGCAAGGTTGCGGAAGTGATGCTATGACCTACACACCAGGCCCCGGCGACATTCTCGGCCAATACTCCGGCCATCCGCACGACCCTCGCACGCCAGAAGACGACAGCGACGACACGACAGAGGAAGCAATTGTTGACGTGTTTGGATACATAGCAGACGCGCTTGGAGCATACAGAAAGAACGACCGCAATGAATATGATCGCGTCTTGCGCGAAGCGGCGAAGGCCATAAACATAATGCTTGGTGAATCGAAATGATCAAGTATTTTTTTGACGTCGAGCAAGGCACAGAAGAATGGCTAGCCATGCGCTGCGGCATCCTGACCGCCAGCGAAATACGGCTGATCGTATCTCAAACGCTCGAGCCGGCCAGCAATGACAAAGAGCGCGCGCACCTTTTCGAGCTACTCGGGCAGCGCATTACCGGCCATGTCGAGCCGCGTTACATCGGATACGACATGCTGCGCGGCGAATGGGACGAGGTAGAGGCGCGCATCAAGTACCGCGAGCACTTCGGCCCGGTTACTGAGTGCGGATTCATCACAAACGACGATCACGGCTTTGTCCTTGGATACTCGCCTGATGGCCTGGTTGGCAACGACGGGCTGATCGAGTGCAAGTCTCGCCGGCAAAAATTCCAAGTCGAGACCATCCTGGCGGACAAAGTGCCAGAGGAATACATGCTGCAGATCCAGACAGGACTACTCGTGACCAGACGCAAGTGGCTGGATTTCGTCAGCTACTGCGCCGGGCTACCGATGTACGTCAAGCGCGTCTGGCCTGAGTATCGGTATCAGGACGCCATCATCGCAGCGGCTACGGATTTCGAGCGCCGTCTACAGGAGGCACAGGAGAAATACGCGGCTTGGATCGATCGCCAGCCGGTCGTCATCAACACAGTCAGGACAATCCAGGAGGAAATCACATGTTAGACCTGTCGAAAACCATCGCCCCGAAAAGCGACCAACTGAACGCCGACGACCTGATCGGAGGCCCGCGAACGATCACGATTACCGGCGTCAAGCTGGTGGCCGAAGATCAACCGGTCGCCATCAGCTTTGAAGGAGACGAAGGGAAGCCGTGGAAGCCATGCAAATCCATGCGCCGCGTCCTCGTCAAAGCATGGGGCGCAGACGGGGCCAAGTATGCCGGAAGGTCGCTCACACTCTACCTTGACGAGTCCGTGCGCTTTGGTGGGGCTGCTGTCGGCGGGATCAGGATCGGAGCCATGTCGCACATCAGCAAGGATCTCGTGATGGCCCTGACTGCGACGAGAGGCACCAAGAAGGCCTACACCGTCAAGCCTCTGGCCGTCGAGCAGCCAGCAAAGCCAGCGCCGCCAGTCAGCACGCAGACACCTGACGCCGGCCTCGTGTCGGCTGGCAATGCCGCGTCAAGCGATGGCGTCGCGATGTACTCGGCGTGGTTGGCAAATCTCGAACAGGAGCAGAAAGACAGCATTCGGCATTTACACGCCGGATGGTCGAAGGTGGCCAAAGCCGCCGATGCAGAAAAACACGACGACATACTTTGACCGGAGAAAACCGAATGGAATCCACTGCACTAACCCTCCCAGCACGCGCAGCCATCGCGCTGCAATCCACCGCCGCCGAATTGCATCTGCTCGAGCTGCTTGCCGGCACTGTCGGCATTACCTCGGTGACAAATCGCGCCGGCCGCGAAGAGTGCCACAAAGCCGCGATGGCCATCACCAAGGCGCGCACGGCGATTGTTTCGGCAGGAAAGACGGCCCGCGACGACGCCAACGCCTTTAGCAAGGCCGTCATCGCCGAAGAGCGCCGGTTGATCGGCATCGTCGAGGCCGAGGAAACCCGACTAAAAGGTC